GTCCAACTTTTCCACTCCGGCGGTGTTTTCTATCTCTCATGACAAGAATACCTATGAAGCCTTCATCGACCAATCGGTCTCCAATGAAAGCAACAATGGGGGGCTAGATACGGAGGAAAGAATCTTCAAATCCACTGTGATGATCAAGGTGTTGGGGTATATTGTCGGAGCCGCTGAAAATCAAGCGACACCGGCTGTTGTGGTCCGCGAATCAGCGGCAAAAGTTACAATTGGAAGAGAAAAAGTTATAGTAGGAGATGATCCGCAATTCAACGCGGGTCGTAAAGATAAATATCGCGGCTAATGATATTGGGAGTTTGGAACGACGACCTACTATTTATTAATAGCGTTTAGACTATTACAGTTTGAGGGCTTCTGATATTTTTTAGATGACGATCTTAACGAGGAGAAGAATTTTCGATGGCTGACAATCCAACAAGAAAGTTTAAGTTTATTTCCCCTGGGGTGTATGTTGACGAGATTGACAATTCCCAGATCCCTACGGCCCCTACCTCCGTAGGACCTCTAGTTATTGGGCGTTCGCGCCGAGGACCTGGAAATAAGCCTGTTTTAGTAGAATCTTATGCAGATTTTGTCGAGACTTTTGGCGACCCGGTGCCCGGCGGCGCTTCGACCGATGTCTGGCGAGAAGGAAGCCTCGCTGCTCCTACTTATGCTCCTTATGCCGCCCAGGCATGGCTCAGAAACAATGGTCCCCTCACTTTTATGAGAGTGTTGGGAGATGAATCTTCTAATGCGACCTCTGCCGGCAAAGCCGGGTGGAGGGTACCCAATCCAGCCGCAACCGAAGCCGGCGGCGGCGTTTTCGCACTAGTTGTTTGGCCATCCAGTTCTGCTGGAGTAGCAACAGTCCCGCTCAGCGGCGCGATCGCAGCCCAGATTTATATGCCACAAGGTCGCGTCTTGTTGTCAGGAGCCCTCGCTAACGAAAAAGAGCCACACGGGGGGTCCGGCGGTGCCAGCGGCTTTTATGGGTGTCTATTGCGCAGAATGCCCAACCAAGATAGCATTAAGCTGATTTTTACCGGTACGGCCGGTGGCACAAGCAAAGAAGTACTTGTCAGTGTGGATCCTTCAAAGCCAAACTTCATCAGACAAGCCCTTAATACTAATCCTGCTGTAACTAACTCTAGTATTACGGATTCTAGCAGCAGAAAATACTGGTTTGGCAACGCCACCACCGGTGCGGATTATTGGCTCGGAGAAAGTTTTGAATATTCGTTGGCCGCTTCAGGCAGTAGCTCTATTGGGCTCCTTGGCGCTGGCATGGGATCTAATCCTATTTACGCTTGCATCATTCCCATGGCGGAATCCGCCGCGACAGTAACAAAATACCAGAGTGATTTCGAAGGCGCAGCTATTCGTGGCAGCACTGGATGGTTTATCTCCCAGGATTTGACCGCGGATACGGCTTCCTATTATCCACGAAATCAACAGCCTCTTTTCCGCTGCGAGGCATTGACCGCCGGTGCGGATGTCCAGCGCCGTGTGAAAATTTCTATCTCTAACATTAAGGCACCCGTTGGTGACTATGAAGATTGGGGTACCTTCTCCTTGTTGGTCCGCGAGATTGACGATACCGACAACTTGCCCAAAATTTTAGAGCGTTGGGATGAGATAAATCTCAACCCTGCATCTCCTAACTATATTGCAGCTAAGATCGGCGACAAGTATGAGGTGTATGATGCAACCAATGAACGCAATATAGAGTATGGAGAATTCACGAATAGATCCAACTATATTCGAGTGGTCATGAACGAGACTGTTGCCCAAGGTGGCGGCGAAACACGCTGGCTCCCATTCGGTGTTTGGGGTCCGCCCAAATATCGGGATGTTGGTTACGCCTCCGGTTCCCTCGGCTGGGATTCCAACTTACACAATGTATCGACCGAAGCAAGGGGTGCAACCCTCACGATGTTGCACGCCACATCATCTGTCGTCTATGGAGAATCGGGATGGTTAGCTGGTCACGGCGGTGATGCGATGCTCCACGGACTTCGCGGCACGATGAACCTGTCGTATTTGGCTATTCGCAATCCCTCTATTCCGCTTCGGAAGTTAAGCAACTGGGGCTCACCCAAGACGCTTAAGAATACTTATTGGGGTGCAAGGTCTGGACGCTCCGCATCCGACACCTTTTTTGCCAAACAGTGCCACGACATGCTGCGACCCAGATCGTTCGATGTGCAAAGCGCCGGCGAAAATGCAAATCCTGCTTCCATGGATTATGATGTACAGGACCAAGAGACCGCTAACATCACCACAAGCGCCATTACGACAGCTTGGGTCTTCTCTCTGGATGATGTTGGGTATGCCCAGGGAACCAATGCCAACAATGGGTATTGGTACAAGAGGAACAATCGCAAATCCGGCGGAAGCTTGAGTGCGAGCGGCTCTTATACTACGACTCTTGCGGCGGGAATTGACCGCTTTACGACTTTCCTCCACGGGGGAACAGATGGATACAATGTCAAGGAGTCTGAGCCTTTTAACCAGACAGCCATGACGGCAACAGATGAGGACACTTCTTACGCTCTTTATAGTCTCCGAAAGGCAATCAATATTGCGAGCGATAAAGATAATATTCAAATGAACGCAGTCACGATGCCGGGGATATGGCGTCCTGCGGTAACGAATAAGCTCTTGGAGGCGGCTCAAGACCGCGCAGATAGTTTAGCTCTCATTGATATTCAGTACGGATGGACCCCACAGAGCGAAGGCACTGGAGACTCTCAGAGCCGCAACTCAGGGAATACACCTACACAGGCAGCCGATACATTAGCTGCACGGTCTATTAACAATAGCTACGGTGCCACTTATTATCCGTGGGTCCGTATTCTAGATACGAACACTAACCGCTCTTTGTGGGCACCGCCTACTGTGGCAGCGTTAGGTGTTCTTTCTACAACTGACCGCTTGCAGGCTCCTTGGTTCGCTCCCGCAGGGTTTACCCGCGGTGGCTTGACGGAAGGTGCCGCCGGTATTCCAGTCTTGGATGTCTCTAAGCGCCTGACGGCTGATGATCGCGATAAGTTGTACGAAAACAACATTAACCCCATTGCTAAGTTCCCGGCTGAAGGCATTGTAGTCTTCGGGCAAAAGACGCTGCAACAAACAGCATCCGCCCTGGACCGCATCAATGTCCGACGCTTGATGATTTACCTGAAGCGTGAGATTTCCTTCATTGCATCTCGCCTACTCTTTGGACCTAATCAAAAAGTTACCTGGGATCGTTTTTTGGGACAGGCAAATCCGCTTCTAGAAAGTGTAAAATCTAGCTTTGGTATAGAAGAGTTCCGCTTGGTTTTGGACGAATCTACAACGACTCCTGACCTTGTTGATCGCAATATTATTTATGCCAAATTGTTGGTGAAGCCAACTCGCGCAGTCGAATTCTTCGCGATCGATTTTGTTGTTACCAATAGTGGTGCAGGTTTTGAAGATTAAGTTCTGCAACTGACTAATTATTACGAGGAGTAAAATAAAAAAATGGCATTTTGGAACGACGTAAGGACAGAACCGAAACGGCAGTTTCGATTTGAGTTGAAGTTTACTACCTTAGACAGTGATAGTGGCAAAAAAGGCATCCCGGCCTGGGCTGTCAAAACCGCTTCTAAGCCCAAGGCTAATATTAGTACTATTGAACACCAGTATATTGACCATACTTTTAAATACCCTGGGCGCGTTACTTGGGATCCCATTACTGTAACTTTGGTTGATCCCATTAATCCGGATGTTTCTTTTACGCTCTTGGAAGTGTTGGGCGCAGCCGGATATAAATACCCCACCACCGATGTGGCAGCCAAGAACAGCTTGAGCAAGAGATTGTTCAAAGGTGCTGTTGGTTCTATTTATATTGACCAAATTGATGAATTCGGAGCTACGATTGAACGCTGGGAGCTTGTAAATCCTTTCATTACCAGCATTGATTTCGGCGGGTCCCTCGATTATAGCTCAGACGAAATGAACGAGATCACTGTGGAATTGACTTTTGATTGGGCAAAAATGATGAGAGCGGGTAAAGCCATCGCACCAAGCTCTGTCGGAAACTAAACAACAGCCTTTAACATGAGTTGAGGATTCGGTTATACTTAGGAAAGAAAGGTTTTATACAACATGAGTCGCAACAACAATCGTGGCGGAAATGATTTTACCGCTGACACCACAATCTTACAAGATGAATCACCGGCCCCAGTAGTCACTTCGACGCCTGGGGTTGGTCCGTCTGCGGGCGGTGACCCCACTGCCGCCCCGGCTTTCAATTGGTCAGTTCCCACTGAATTTGTAGAAATTCCAAGCGCCGGACAATTTTATCCTGCCGATCATCCTCTCCATAACCAGACTACGGTCGAGATCCGCTATATGACGGCTAAAGAAGAAGATATCCTAACATCCCGATCCCTCCTGAAGGAAGGTATAGCCCTTGATAGAATGCTTCAGAACCTCTTGGTCAATGAAGAAATCCGGGTTGGCTCTCTTCTTATCGGCGATAAAAATGCCTTGGTTGTAGCTGCGCGCCGGACTGGGTATGGCGCGGATTATACCACCCGCATCACTTGTCCCGAATGCAGCTTAGCGGAAGATTATACTTTTGATATTACAGATCCCCCCACCAACAAGTTTAAAGACGAAATGCAGACTAGAGGTCTTACATTTAGTGATGTGGGGACTGTTGTGATTCCGCTGCCCATGACAAAGGCACATGTAGAATGTGTGCTGCTGACGGGAGATGACGAAATA